GTTGGCCCCATGCGCCTTCGCCCCAATTATTTTCACCCCAAGCATCTGCCATGGTAATGCTCCTCTAGATTAAGATAATCTTAATATAGCACTTGAAGCATCATTAGTTGGGAATGCGATTGTAAATGTACCGTTTGTTGATGTCTTAACACTTCCAAAATCAAGAACACAAATAGCTGCGTTAGTAGCACTTGATGATCTGTTGTAGATCAAAGCTGCTTGAGCAGAAATTGTTGCTGATGTAAAGCTTGCGTTTGCAAAGTCAACAAATGCTGTTGATGCTGTTACGCTAGTTGCTGTTAAACCGATAGTCGGACTTGTCAAAGTCGCCCCACCTGCTGCATATGTCCCTGAATTACCTACTTCATTTGTTGCTGAGTAGGCTGTTGTGTTTCCATTTAAAGTTACTGAATTTGTGTAGAGAGCAAGATTAATTGTATCGTTATCAAGATCGTGGTCTCCTTGAAGCAACTGTTGCTTAAATGAAGCACAAACTGCTTGGTTTATTGCCATGTTTTATGCCCTCCTTAGGCTTTTGGGTCTGCGGAAGGCAAAGCCACTCTAAGGACTCCATCCACATACTCGTCTCTTCGTTTACGTCCCATTTGCTCATTAGCAAAAGCCTGAAGAGCTGTCTGGAACTTCTGGGTGTATAATTGCATATCTTGTGCGTTTTTCAAGTATGAAAAAGTTTCAGATAATACTCCATACAACAAAACCTCTGGTGCATTGTTTGATATAAATGTCGTAGTTGATGTGGTGCCTGCACCGTTCCCTAATCTTTCTGCTGTCTCGTCATACCACATTTCAACTGTGTAAGCAGTGTTTGGAGTAGGAGCTACAATCAAAGTTGTTGCATCCCAGTTAGCCCAATATTTAGGTTGACCTGTAAAATTACTATCTGTAGTCGATCTTTCCACTGCATACTCGTCAATAAAAGTAGTATCTCTTTGTTCCATCCAAGTTATAGTTCCGTCTGTAGCATGTATTTGCAAACCTCTCGCAAATCGAAAACCACCCTCAGGACCTGATACATCTAAAAAAGCATTGTTAGCTTCAAAAGTTGTTGTTGCATATCTTCTTTGTGCGTCAGAGTCTAAAAGTCTATCTATTTGATTTTCTATGTTTATTAAAAAAACATTAATTACAGTATTGGATAAAACGTCAGCAGTAACCTCTGTATAATTTCTTACGTTATCTAAAAGTTCAGAATAATTCATGTTATCACCACGGATACATTACCAACAAAAGATAATATGGTCAATTTTTGATTAGGAACTTGTGGTAACATGCTTGATGTTCCTGTAGGAGGTCCACCATCATCAGGTGATACAGATTGCGTTGTTGTCATAAAAGCACTATCACCTGGATCACCCACAAAAACAGTCATAGGCATTGGTTGTCCAAAAGTCTCAGTAACAGCATCATTAGGACCTGTCGGTGAATTAGCAGTAAGTATTTTGTTGGATTCGGGTCTTGGGTCTTGTAATGCTATGGGATCTGCTGGGTGATAAGGTGGATCTAATTGTGGATGCTTAGGTTCAAAACATTCCGGACATGTGAAAAGTCCATTCCATTCTTGTCTAAGATCAAGATATTTATATTGTTGTCCACATCTATCACATATAGCTAGAGAGCGATTACCATTTGCAAAGGTCATTCATTACCCCACATAGAAACTTCTTGGCACTATATTTACAGAAGTAGATTGACTGTCTTCTGTAAGTGCTCTTTGTAATTCCGCCTCGTATCTTCTTTCAAGTTCCTGTGATTTTTCTACAGCTACTTCTTGACTTAGATAGTATGCAAGTCCAGATACAGTGCATGGTAAAAATCTATATGGTGCATCAGGATCATTTGTGTAAGCACCAACATCTTCTATTCGTCCAACATAAAAATAGTTTATTTGAGTATTAGTTGTATTTGGTGTTTGATATAGACTAATTTCAACATTAGATAAATTTCTTTGTATATAATATTGACTTGGTTGACCTTGTGAAAATTTGTTTGGTATATTTTCGTACTCAGATCTAGAAACTTTTGTCATGCTAGTATCAGTTGTTGTTGAACCACTTACTTCTCTAAAAACTAATTCTAATACATCAGAGGCATCTGCAGGTGCTGTATATGTTGTAGTGCCAGCTGTTAAATTTTGTGTATGATTTTTTACTTTCCAAAGATGAATACCCCGATTACCCCATTCTGAAAACAATAAGTTAAGATTGTCTCTAGCTGCTTGTAATTGGTATCCAGTTCTTAGAGAAGTACCACATCGTGCATACGCACGATTAATAATATTATCAAAACTTAGGTTAAAAGTTGTTGTATTCGAGGTAGCCATATATTACTTCTTCTTTTTATTTCTCTTTTTCACCTGTTTTTTGGCTTTACCACCACGCTTCATAGCTACTGGCTTACCGCCTCTTTTCATGGCTTGTTTTTTCATTGGTCCCATGGTTTTTCTCCTTTTTAAAAAGTTTTTCGTATGTATCTTGGCGAGTTTTAACGACATCATCGTAATACTCTGCCGGCCACTTTTTATAATAACCTATCTTATGTAGTTTGCAACTTGCATCATATAGTTGTTTAAACTTTTGAATAAGCATCATACTATACATGTATTCGGGTTCCCAATCACAGTCGTCATGTGGATTTACAAGGAATTCTTGATCTTCTACAGTTGCAGGATTATTAGGGTGAAAACCCATAAAATATACGTCACGCCTATTGTAGGTTTTATTATAAAAATCTATCTTATCTTGAAATTTTTCTTCATCATATTGTTCCCAAAAAGGATCACAAAAAATAATAATATCATGTTGTTTTTTGTTCCAACTCTTTAAAACAGTAGTTAAGTGTTTTTCGTATTTAGATTTGTCAGGTCTGACTTCAATTCTTAACTTATTATCTCTTCTCCATTTAGCCGCAAAAGGACATGCAGGAAAACCTATGTGTTTATTCATTGGTTCTAAAACATTCTTAGACCAATTAATTACGTCCTCTTTAATTTTTTCTGCGAGTTTTTTTCTTGACAATTGTTTTGACCATAGTGGGTTTACCACCAGGATTTCCAGCTTTTTGTTTACGCCGAACGGCACTTGATTTTTGACCTTTTGACATAGCTCTTGCTTTTGCTATGGGGACGCACTTGGGATAGTTTTTTCTTTTCTCTTTACCACTTCTACCACATTTTGGATAGGAGCCGTCAGATCTTTTATTGGCTATGTCTACCCAATTTTCTTTTACCCAAGCACGTAACCCTTTTTTTGCCATTACCAGATTTGATTATATATGGCCCATAGAACAACACCGACAACAACACCGACAATAAGCTTGCCTTTCTTGTTGAGGTTATTCCATTTCTTCCCAAGAAGAAATGTCCATTTATTCCATATTTTTTCCATGATTACCTCCTAAACAAAAAGTTTGGTTTTCTTTCGTTTACTTTCGTCAACCATGCCACATCCTGCAGCAATGATTGTTCCGCCCTTAGCCATACGATTAGCAGATACGGATTTTCTTTGTTGTGAAATTGAACCACCCATTGCTTTTTTCTTAGGTTTCTTTTTACCACCAGGAGTTACTTTTCCTGAACAAACTGCACTAGCATACATATTTGCATATGCGCTAGGATAAACTTTAAATTTAGCCTTTGCGGCGGCTTTTCCTCTTGGACAGAGTTTTCCCATTTTTTTTACCTCCTGGTTTCGATACTTGTTTAGCCATTTGTGATCTACTAATAGCCATTAAAATTCCTTATAATTCTTTATTAAAAAATCTTCCATCCATGACATCTTATCATTCATTGATTCAATTTGCGTTTTAATTACAGCAATATCTTGTTGCATTTTAGCAACACTATCTGCTTTCTCTTCTACAGCGTTAAGACGCTCTGACCACATACCCCATGTCATCAGAATTGTACCAATAAGCACGAGATATGGTAATATCGTTTTAATATCTATCTTAATCGACATATACAATCCTGCTCTGTTTTACAATTACACATTGGTATACTCCTCATTTTGATTTAGCGGACATTCCACTTAAAGGGTTATTTAAAGCCTTATCTATCTTTAAGTCAAGACTTTCTTCTAATAGTTTCATTTCATCTAAAAGCTCTCTGTTATCTGCTTTTTGTCTATCTTCAACGTCATTTACAACCTCGGTTATGTGTCGGATGTCACCATTCATCTGACGTAAATCAGCCTTCATGTCTGAACGCATATCACGTGCTACGTCACTAATTATGGTGATTTCCTGAAGTATCATATCTATCTCTGATTTTTGCACTGCAAGTTGTTCATCAAAGTGAGAAAGATCCGGAGCTGTGTACTCTAAAACTTTCTGTTGAAGGTCTTGATAGTTTTTCCAAAATTCAAAAATGGCCCATGCTCCTGATCCAAGAGCACCTAGCAGAGTAAGGATAGCAAAAGCCTTACCTCCAGATACTTTAAGTCCCGAATACTCAATACTGGGCATCTATTATCTCCTGAATTGTATTATCTTGAGCCATATTAAACAACATACCATACTGATCATCTATTGTCTTGTTTAAATACTCATTAACATTTGTATCTTGTATATAAGATTGACTATCAAAAAAAGTTTTTGTATTACCTAAAATCTGCATAACAATTAAAGTTTTAGTCTGAGAAGCGTCATCATATCTTGCTTTATCATCTATCTTCTTAACTATTTTAGTAGCAGCTTTTTCTTTCTTTGATACTTTAGGTTCTGATGATTTCTCTTCTTCTACCTTTTCTTTTGAATCTTCTTCTTTTTGTGCTGTTTGTGGTTGTTCTGGTTCTGATTCCTGTGATTCTTCTTGAGATTCTTCGATAGGTTCTTCTTCAGGTTCAACTTCAACTATCGCAATTTCTTCCATTTCCATTTCAATTTCCATCTCAACTTCTGTTTCGACCTCAACAATTTCAGGTTCGGAATCAGGTAAATTTATTTCAATCTCGGCTATTTCTAATTCTACACTAGCTACTGTTATTTCCTCTACAGGGGTTTCTATAGGAACAAACTCAATCTCTCCCTCATTCATACTTACATCATTATATTCAAAAACTTCTTCAACAAAGTCTAATTCAACGGGATCAAAAATATTAAGATAATATATTTCCTCTAAAGTTGTAATATGCTGAGTAACAATAGTGTTTATTACATTATAAAATACATCAACAGTGACATCATCAAACATCGGACCAACGGCCATATTTATATCTCTGCCACCAACTTCAACAATTATTTTGTTTAATACACCACTGAAATCGAAAGTCCCGTTATAAGACTGGTAGCCTGTTGATACTCCAGACTCAGACAAGATGTCAGTGCCTGAAAAGACTGAAGTAGTTCCATTAAATCCTGAAACGTGCATGTATATTCTATCTTGAGCATCTTGTTTATCTA